TGTAACTCTGTTGGAACTCATGGTCAGATTGCCCGACATCGTATCGCCAGACTTACTAACTTTGGTTGCATCTGCACTATCTACATAAGTCTTACTTGCAGCATCTGTAGCGTCTGTAGGACTATCTAGACCAGTGACCTTGTTAGTATCCATGTCTATGTCGCCAGACATGGTTCCACCAGCTTTAGCTAGTTTAGTAGCGATACTATTTGTAATATTAGTAGAGAAGTTGGCATCGTCACCAAGAGCAGCAGCCAATTCGTCTAAAGTATCTAAGGCACCGGGGGCAGCATTAATTACTGCGGTTACTTCTTGGTCTACATACCCTTTGGTGGCAGCATCACTTAAAGCCGTAGGTGCAGCAAGACCTGTAACTTTGTTGTTACTCATGTCTATTGCGCCACCCATGACTCCACCCGTCAGGTTTAGCTTCAAAGCGTCCTGTGTATCTGTGTAGTTTTTAGTAGCTGCGTCTTGTCCGTCCGTAGGATCAGTAAGATTGGTTATGGTAGAGGCAGTGCCACTATCCATGTTAAGTGTGCCGTTAACAGTAACATTGTTAAATGTGGATGTACCAGAACCTGCTGTAACATTACCCGTAAGATCGCCTGTAACGTCACCAATAACATTACCTGATAAGTTGCCTGTAACATTGCCTGTAACGTCACCCGTAAGGCCACCTACAAAGCCTGCTGTGGCCGTAATGGTAGTACCTTGTACTGTGGCAAGGATAGAAGCACCAGACACTGTTAGTGTGCCTGTAGACGCTAGAGCAGAGGAAGCTGATATAGTAGGTGCCGACACTTCTCCAGCAAATAGACCATCTTTAAATTTATACGTTACAGTGCCTAGGCTCACTGTGTTGTTGGCATGGGGGACAACACGATCTGCTGTCTCAACGCTAACAATCTCTTTCCACACTGCATTATTCGCTGTGCTAACAACGCATAAGTAGAAACGACCTGTAGAGGTGTCTAGCCAAACAGAGCCGGGGGCGTAGTTACTAGAGGAGTCGTCAGTAACAGTAGGAGAGGTAGTTGCAGTGACATTATTAGCACCTCCAACGCCACCATGGACAGGTGGGAGTACCCCAGAAACAGAAGTGCCTAGATTTATCTTAGGGCCATTACCTGTGCCGCCATCATGTGAGTGGCCAGTAGAGCCATTAAAGCTAGATTGGAGTGCGTTAAATTCTGCATTCAGAGGAGGTGCCGTAATATCTGCACCATTGATTATAGATGCTACTGACTGTCTAGTGTAACCTGTCATTTATCGTCTTCCTGCGACTGAAAATTCAAAAACCATGCCTTGAATAGAGTACGGGTCGAATTCCCCATAAGACACGAATGTTAATTGTGAAGCGTAGCCTGAACCTTGGATGGAGGTAGACATTATAGGTTTAGAAGTACCCCCGTAGTTTACGTTGGTTCCCCCATACTCAATGTTTCGGCCATTATATGTTGTAGGTGCGCCTTCAGAGCTAGTGGAGTAGTCTAAAGGGGCGTTGGTGCTAATATAATCTGCTGGTGTAGCTGTATTAGAGTCTTGCCAATCGTAACCAACAGATAAGTTGAGTGTTAGTGGGCCTTCTGCACGTATAAAGGTATGAACTTCACGCATGATTTTACGTACTTGGGTATCACCGAAGTCGTAATATGGTGTACGATACACAGAAAGAATGTCGTTTCCGTCTAAGGTATTACCTTGCTCCTGCCTATACACATTACCGTCATAGTCACCATGTAGGACGTACTCAAAGCGGCCTATATATCCACTGGTACAGCAACTGGCCCTAAATCCTAGTAACTCACCAAACTCCCATCCTAGCTTTTGGTCAGCACTGCGAAGACCACCAATTATACCGAAGCTATCTATAGCGTTAGCGTCTGCGTCATCACCAATGAAATATCTAAGCTGTGATTTGGAGCGAACTACCACTCCATTTAGTGTATCTAGATCGTAGTCTACGGGTAGGTCTTTCAGAAGTTGGTGTATTGGCTTTGAAATAGTTTCTAATTCAACGTCACCAATTCGACTTGTACCTGCCACAGGTCGGATACCATCAGGTGCTAAGAATACTAGATCACCGCCAATCTCAAGAACAGAGTCACGGGCGATACAACCTACATTAGCTGTAACAGGATCAATAACGAAGCCTGCATTCACATCAGCAGATGCCTTCTTAATACCATTGCCACCAAAGATGAATAAGTCATCTCGGAAAGGCTTAAACTGAACAACATCAAATCCTACAGAGAGCTGCCCAGCGCCATTGGCTACTGTGAAGTCATGTGCTGCGTTAGGTGCTGAGTGAGCTATGGTTGCTTGGTACAGTCTGTCACCACCTAAGAAAATGTGGTTTTCAAATACGTCTACTAGGGCAGGTGCGTCTAGTGCCTGATTACCGCCCGGACTAGTAGTAGATGTAGTTGTTGAGCTGCCTGTACCTGCAACAGTAACTTCGTTCCATTCGGTGCCATCAAATATCAGGGCAGGGTTTACCCCATCAACGAATATAATCTTGTTACCATCACCAAAGTTAAAAGTGGAAAATCTTATTTTATCCACTGAAATGTTGGCAGTATTAGTAAATGTACGAGTGATAGAATGGTCAAATGTATACTTAACCCATCCTACATACTTAACGTATTTGTAAGCACTATAGCTATTGGAACCAGCATCCTTACGGAAGGCAATGGTTATATCAAGGTTTGTAGCGTCATCTCTATATAAAGCTAAACCTAAGACCTTGCCCTCTGCGGTATTAGTATTGGATATGTGATCCCCTACACAGGGGTAGGTGCTGTCGTATTTTTCGTAGCCATTTATTCTACGATAACCACCAAATAAGGAAGGCTCGTAATTAACAAGACGAGTAGCAGCACCCGGAGTAGCTTCAGACAGCTCTAGGTGGTTTTCATTGGAATTAAGGCCACCAGCACAGATGACCTTGAAAGATTCAATGCGGTCAGCCATTAATACTTAACTCTGGTGTCGGTTACACTGTGGAACTTATTGATAAGCAAGGACTGCATCTCTTTTATTCCTTGTAGGAACGAAACTTGGGTCAGTTGAGCTGCGTCCATGTTGTCACGGAACATGTACATGTGGTGCAATGCACCATCTATTACGACATCTTCAAATGCAGTGGGTATGCGGCTGATGTCATCATGGTTCACCAAGTCTGCGTAGTTCATGTAATATCGAAACTTTAACGTGTATGCTTGGTCTGGGGCAGGTGTAACACCGAAGCCCATGCCGTGTCCGGGGAATACCTTGGTGGGGTGTGACCGACCAGCAGACCCTGCGGAGTAGTCTTCATCTCGGTAGTCTTCATACCAGACATCACGGCTAATGAAGTCCAGACGTGTATAATCTACGCCTAGACTGAAATCTTTTTGTAGCTGGAAGCTGTTCCAATCTACTGTTTTAAAGTAGGCAGGCCAAGAATACTCTTCCTGTCCTACAGCCAATGTCTGAGAGTGTTCGGCAGCATTAAAAGGCCACTCAAACTCAGCTTGGTTAATCTTGGCTACAGCAGCTCTTATAGCGTCTTTAGCCAATGCTTGTACGCCACGTACACTACCAAAATCAGATTGGGAAATCTCAACTTCATTAAGTCTACGAAGTGTTTTGTTAGTAAGGTCTAAGAAAGAACTGGACATACAAATAAATCTCTAAATGTTATAAAAGGGGAATGGCCGAAACCACCCCCCTTTGAATCAACGAGCCTAGGCTACGTTATAGTGTGCAGTGAACAATGCATTAGGACGTAAAATCTTACGGCCATATAGCTGCATGCCACGTACTACGTCAGCAAAGGTGTCTTGAGAACGGAAGGTCTCAGTCTTAGCCAACTGTTGAGCAGTAGCTACGGCTGAAGTGTGACCAGCAGTGATAACACCAAAGTTAGTACGAGAACCAGTGGCAGAAGTAGTGTCTGCACCTGTACCGAAGTAAGGTAGGTTGTTAGACTTGTACACTTTGAAGCCACGTAGAGTGGTAGGCTCAGAACCAGAGATTAACTGGCCATTGCCGCCCCAATCAGCGTTCAATAGCTTGGAGTCTTCGTCCATCAACATCTCGATCATAATAGGATCAAGGACAACCCAACGGCCATCACTATCAACATCATTCTCGTCCATGATGCGGTTGATGCGGTTCAACAACTGAAGTGGAGAAGTTACCACACCAGAACCACCGCCAACAGCTACAGGAACAGAAGTCAAAGCGTGGACAGCAGCACCAGTAGTACCAGAAGCAGCAGAACCACCGAAGGTAGTTGCATTCAGCTTGTTAGCAACTAGTAGTTCGTCAGCGCCAGCAGCAGCATCAGCTTTAGTGCCGTTAGCAGCAGAACGAGCAACCCAAGCAGTGTCGCCAGCATTACGCTCAAAACCAGACAGATAGCCTAGAACTTCAGCATCGTACTTGTCTTTCAACTTGTATGCAGCAC